CAAATCCCATTAACCAAGTTTCGCTAACATTAAGTGCTTGGCCTAAGATTGAAAGTTTTTCCTGTCCAGGAATTACTTTACCTGAAATGTATTGACTTAAGTCAGATCTGTTCATTTTAATATTATATTTTTCACAATAAGGTTTTACCATATTGAGAACGTCAACTTGTCGTAGATTTCTTTCGCTCATTATTTTTTTAAGACGAATTGCTGTGGATTCTCTTTCCATAAAGCACCAACCTTTCTGAAAGTATAATAACACGTTTTGAACAAAAGTTCAAAATAATTGAATTAATATATTGACTTGCACAAAACAAGATGGTAAGATAAAGAAAAGTTCAATAAAATTGAACAAAATATCAGAAAGGAGAATGATAATGGCATATGATTACAGTGAACTTAAAAGAAAGATTGCCAAAAAGTTCGGAACGCAAAAAAAGTTTGCTAAAGCGATAGGTCTTTCGGAAAGAACAGTATCTTTAAAGCTTAATAATAAGATTTATTTTGCTCAAGATGAAATTTCAAAAGCAGCAGAGCTGTTAGAGATTGAAGATGAAGAGATAAGAGAATATTTTTTTATTGTAAAAGTTCAATAGAATTGAACAAACACATAAAGGAGGAAAGATTATGGATGAAATGCTATTTACTGTTAAAGAAACAGCAGCGTTATTAAAAACAAATGTTGCTTATGTAAATAAATTACGTAAAGCAGGGCATATAAGATTTATGAAACTTGGTTCTTTTAAAGTAAGGAAAGCTGAAATTGAGAGATTTCTAGAATCTTGTGAGGGAATGGATTATACAGATCCATTCAAGCCAGCACCTTTGGAAGGAGGTGAATAAGATGATGAGAATAGAATTTGGTATCGATGCAGTAGTAGAGACAGCGGAGGAGGAAGCGAAATTAAAAAGATTAAAAGCATTAGCCCAAGAATATCAAGAGAAGGTTCAAGAGCTAATGCAAATTCAAGAAGAAATGAAAAAGATAACAATCAGGTTTAGACCAGTTGCAAGAACGAACTACATATCGTCTAAAACAGATCGAAACAGAAACATCTAGTCGAAAGGGCCGAAGGAAGAAACCACAAGAAAAGAAAGCGGAGGTAGAAATATGAAACACCCAGTAATGGTGAGATTTGTTATGAAAGAAGGAAAAGAAGGCAATGCAAAAGAATGTGCCGAGAAGATTGACGAATATGTAGAAGAGATATATAAGAAATTTCAAGTTTGTCAAATTAAAATTGATGTAGAAATTGAATAATTCAACCCCAAAGATAGACATTTGGGGTTGAAAATAATAATTATTTGTAAACTCGTAAATGCTTAAAAGTGTTTTTAGCTATCGTTAGAAAGGAGATAAGTAATGAACAATATAGAAGAAAAAATAGATGAAGTGATTGTTAGGGTTTGTGAAGGGGTAAAAAATGAAGTAGAGAAAAATGGAGGTATAGGTATAAATGGAGGTATAGGTATAGGAAGTGCAGAGAGTGTGAGAGCAGAGGCTGAGTTAGTAAAAGCCCTTGCAGAGTTGGTAACTGCAAGAACTTTACTGGGGGACATTCAAAATAATCAATTAATTGAACTCTAATTGATTTCGGCATTTGATAATTCTTCGTATAGAGTTTTGAAGAATGTAGAGACATCCTTTGCGGTTTCTTCTGGACTGTCAGCGCATCGGATGAGACCGTTTTGGATAGCTAACTCGGTTAATTCAAAACTTTTCTCTAGACAAGTTTGTGGGTTTAAATTAGCCATTGTTGTCAGCTCCTTTCATATGTATTTCAGTGTTGCAGCACTGATAGAAACATTATAAAGGAGCGGACTGGAAAATACAAGAAGCGAGAGGAGGTGAGTAAGGTGAATATTGATAATGTAGAAAACAAAACAACAAAGACTCCAGAGCAATCGAAAATAACAATTACTGAGGAGTCTATACAATCAGAAATGGTTAGAAGTGATGATGTAAATGACATCAATCATTCTATGTTAAAGATAACAAAAGATTCAGTTACAGCGTCGGTGCAGTGTAGGAACCATCTTCGTTCTTGATAAGTTCGCGATTGCACTTAAGAACTATTTTGTTGGCATATTGAATGCTTTCAATACAGAATCCGTTTGGATATGTAGATTTTGTAATAATACAATCATCTTTTGTAGTAGACATAACAGTAATATCTTTATTGGATGTGATGCCAGGGGTATTAATCTGGATAGAATCATCTTTTGAAGTAGTCGAGTATTGATACATTATCATCGCTCCTTTCTTATGTATTTCAGTGCTGGGACACTGATAGAAACATTATAAAGGAGCGAATTAGAAAATACAAGAAGTAGAAAGGAGGTGAGTAAGGTGGAAAAGGTTATAGAAGTCAGAAATAAGAAAGCAAGAGTATGTGGCACATTGGCAATGCTTGCTTATGGATTGGGAGTTGTAATTCTAATCGGTACGGCAGGATACATAGAGACGGTGGAACATTTTGATATGGAAATTGCAATAAGGCCGATCATCATCGCGCTTTCAATCATTGGTGTAGGAGAGTTATTCAGAATAATCGAGGAAAAGAACACGAAGGAATTAACATTTGCAGAATATATGAAAAGAAGAAAGCAGGGGACAAGTAATGAAAAGAGGAATCATTAGAAAGATAGACAATCTTGGAAGAATTGTTTTACCAAAAGAAATGCGAGATGCGGTAGGAGTTAAACCAGGGGACAAATTAGAAGTATTTGCAGATGAAAACGGATTTGAAGTAGTGAAACCATTAGATTTGTGCAGCTGGTGTGGCAGAGGGGAAAAGAAGTTCAGTAAGAATGGGAAGAATATATGCCTTAAATGTGCGAAAGAGATTACGTCATGGCTATAGATAGAAGTCGTTCTAATAGTTATTATCCGGGAACAGATACAAAGGTCACAGACTCTATTTACATATATAAGTGTAATCATTGTGGACATAGTGCATGGGCGTTAATAAGAAAGGATGAGTGTTCAATATGTGGAAGTAATGATATTGACATCAAATCAAATAATGAAAAAAGCGAGTAGCCTCTGCGAAAGGCTACCCGCTATCGGGTAAATAACTTAATTAGATTAAGTTAATAATACCATATTTGCCCGAATAAAGCAATAAAAATAAAGGGGCCGAGGCTGCTTTATTCGTCCTAGTAATGAGTATTAACAAGTGAAGCACATTACATATTACTAGGAAATTGTATATAGATAATCTAATAAACATGAATGTATATAAAATAGATTATTTATGTATGAGACAGTGAAGGGTGGTGTTGTTGAGTAGAAGAAAATATAGAACGTATGACTATGAAGAGATTTTCGACAAAAGCATATTTGGAGAAGAGACTCTTCAAGAGAAAATAGATGAGCTTGGTAGAGACAGAAAGAAATGTAAGTACAAAGTGAGGACAATAGTGTGTGGTGACTATCAGGAGGTAGAAATATTCCCGGTGTATGAGCGTAATAAAGATATACCGAGACTAGCAAGAGAAAAGATATCGAAGGCAAGCCAAGAGAAGCTAAACCATAAGAAAAGTCAGAAACAATTAGCACGAGTAATCAATACGAATTTTGTCGCTGGGGACTTGGCCATTGATCTTACATATGCAGGAGACCACATTCCAACATTAGAGGAAGCGCAGCGGGATATAAAAAATTATATCGCAAGAGTAAGACGATGGAGAAAAAAGCATGGTCTACCGGAATTGAAGTATGTATATGTCATTGAGTTTATGGGAGAGGATGAAAAGGGAAATTCAAAAAAAGTTCGAATCCATCATCACATGATTATGAGTTCCATGGACAGAGATGAGGCAGAACGACTCTGGGGAAAAGGTAGAGCAAATACGGACAGACTTCAACCGGACGAGAATGGATTTGTTGGCAAAGGGATGTATTTTGCCAAGCACTGTCAAAAGAAAGGAATGAAAAAGTGGGTAGGAAGTAAGAACCTAGAAAAACCGAAGGTATATGAATCAGTAACAAAGTTGACACGTAGAAAAGTATCAAAAATTGCATTACAGGAAAATGATTGGAAGGAGATATTTGAAAAGTTGTACAAGGACAAGTATCAATTAAATTCCTGCGAAAGATATATAAGTAAAATCACTGGAGGGTGCTACCTGTATGCGAGGATGGTGAGGAGGATTTAAAGGTGAAGAAAGTAACGACATATATAGATACAGTGCTTCGGGGAAAGATGGATGAAGGGATTGGAGTGTATAACTTTGTGTGTGAGTATGTAGCGTCCAATGGTGTCATGTATACGACAGAAGAGATAGGAGCATATAAGAATACAACCAATAATAGAATTGCAATCATTGCATCGATTCGAGCACTGGAGAAATTGAAGAGCCCATGTGATGTTGATATTTATATCAATTCAAATTATGTAGCTGAAACAATGAAAAAGAAGAGGTACATAAAGTGGATGGAAAAAGGATGGGAGAAGGTAAAGAACAGAGATCTTTGGGAGCGACTTATAGAGATGGACAGAAAGAATGTGGTGAAATATGAGTACCTAAAGACTAGCTCATATACAGAGTACATGAGAAGTCAGATTCAAAAGAACTTGACTACACTAAATTACGAGGAGGATAAGGGAAGTGACAGTTGATGAAAAGATATTTACAAACGCAAAGGCGATGCAGCAACTAATGGATGCAGTCTCTTTGCATAAGAAATTAAGTACATTGGTAAGTGAAATGGAAAAGGATTTTGGAAAGCAGAATATAATGGTTGCCATTGCAGAAAACGAGAAGAGGGAAGCGAAGGGGAACCTGGATAGAGTTGTACAAGAGTATAAGAGAGTAGCGAGAGAATGTGGAATGTCAGAAGAATGTATAAATAGAGTGATTATGCAAGTAGAGGAGGAGTAAAGATGTTTGATGTATTTGGAGATTTTAATAGCTATGAGGAAATAAATGAATCGGCAGCAGGATTAAAAGCAGAGGGAGATTTAGAAAACATTAAGGTCCTTGCGAAAGAAAATGGTTTGGATGAGAGTGTTGCGGAAATGTTTGTTTCGGGAGAGTGTGAAGTGCTGGTGGATGCATTTGGAGCGGCAATGGGGAAACTGCTTGTTGAGAAAAGAGAAATCAATAATAAGAATATGCCGGTAGATCCTATTGTTGACTATTTATTAAGCGAATGTCTAGATGATGAATTTGCATTATCAATCAGACTTACAGAGAAGAAGTTGAGCGAGTGTATTAAGCAGGTAGAAGAAAAATGTAGAAAAGAGTGCCAGGAGAAGAAAGTAAACTACATACCAGATATGACGGTGTTCGAATGGGCAAAGGAATACTATGTAAAGTAGGTGAGAGAAATGAACAAGAAGGAGCTTAGAAAGCTACCAGATATAAAAATAACAAGAACAATCATGAATAAAGCAAAGAACGAACAAGGCGATAAGTATTATAGATTGTTACTGGCCGAACAATTCGGCGAAGTGCTGAAAGTAGCAGTGTTCTTTACAGAGGACATACTAGGAGGAGAGAAGAGTCCTAGATTTTATATATATGCAGACGGAAAAGAATGCGAAACGCTGGATAATAGAAAAAATAGATGGAGAACTGGAAGTATTGAGTACCTTGATTGCGAACGACATTGGGAGTATTGGCCGAAAGTGAATTACAGTACAAAAGCAACAGATGATCTTGTAAAGTGCTTCTTGGGAACGTCAAAGGAGAAAGCATATTCTTCTATCGTGGAATATCAAAACAATCTGAAAGCAGAACAAAAGAAACTTAAGTTTCGAAGAGAACAAGAAGAAATACAGGAAGTAATGCAGATCGTGCCAAAGAAACCAAAAGATTTTGATAAATGGATGGAAGACAATGCAATTCCGGAATCAAGATACATTTATTACACATATCCAAGTAATCAGGGATATTGCACGCATTGTAAGAAAGAAGTCGCTATAACAGGGCAGAAACATAATAAAAGAGGTACTTGTCCGAATTGCAGAAGTACAGTGATATATAAAGCAGTCAAAAAGGCAGCAGTGGTTCATGATGAAGGAGTAGGGTTCCTGCTAAATAGACACAATGATGGATTTGTGTTAAGGGCATTTGTTATTTATAAATCATACGAAGATTATAAACAACCAAGAGTTAGAATTAGCGAGATTCAGAGAGAAATACTATATCCTTGGATGAGTAAGGAACAGGCGTATAGCAGTGAAGGATATGGTGAAAGTGGAGCTCCGTTGTGGAAAAAAGGAGAATATGTGCAAAACAAATACTGGTGGGCATGGACACCAAGAGACGGAAGGCTCTACTACAAAAATTTAGATCAAGTGTTGGACGAATCAAAGCTGAAGTATATACCAATGAAAGAAATGATCAAGAACAATAAGCAAAGGAATACATATCCGAGTAGAATGCTGTCAGCAATGGCAGAGTTCCCAATGATGGAGTATTTCGTGAAAATGAAGATGTACAAATTCATTTATGAATTTATTGAAGACGGATCGTTCGGAAATAGTAGCTACAGTTCGGATATAGTGGATAGAAATGCGAAGAAGCCATGGGATGCATTAGGAATTACAAAGAGCGATTTTAAAAAGTTTGTTGAGATGGACGGGGGAATAAAAGAGTTGCGCGTTTTGAAAAGAACTTCCCTGCACAATGTGGACATGACTATTGAGCAAATAAAAGAGTTTGTAGAAAGAGGATATGACTTAGCTGTGATTAGTGAAATGAACCTAGCGACACCGCATAAAGTCCTTAGATACTTGAGGGAGAACGAGGAGATAGAAAATGTATCGGTGTTGTATAAGGATTATTTGAACATGATGAGGGAGCAAGGATATACATTTGAAAGAGAATCAGAAGTATTTCCGAGAGAACTTGTTAGAAAACATGATGAGTTGGTTGAACTACGAAACAAAGAGAAAAACAAGAACAGGATCAAAGAGGCACTAAGGGACTATCCTGAAATCAAAGAGAGATTTAGAGTCTATTCATCAATCTACCAGTTTGAAGCAAACGGATATGTAATATGTGTGCCAAGAGATGCAGCAGACATCGTAAGAGAAGGACAAGTATTACACCATTGTGTGGGAGGAAACAATTACTTATCGAAGCACAGTAGAGGAGAAAGCGTGATCTTGTTCTTGAGAAAGAAAGACCATCCAAAGAAGCGGTATTATACGTTAGAAGTGCAAGGGCAGGAAGTAAGACAAGCTTATGGAGCGCATGATAAAAAGCCGAATTGGGAAGAAGTCAGTGAGGTTATTGAGGAATTTAAGAGAAATGTACTACTAAGAACTGAGAGGAGAGCGGTGTAATGCCAAAAGGAACGCAAAGTATCTTACAGAGAAATAACAGTAAATGTTATCTATGTGGGGAAGAAGCAAATTATGTAGACGGGAATTTAGATGTACATCATATCTTCCCGGGAACAGCGAACCGAAAGAAATCGGAACAATATGGATTGAAAGTAAGGTTGCACCATAACAAATGCCATCAGTATGGACCAGATAGTGTCCATCGGAATAGAGAAGTAGCGATGCAACTAATGATTGAAGGCCAAAGAGCCTTTGAAGAACTATATGGGGATAGAGACTTCTTCCGGAAAGAGTTCGGAAAGTCTTATCTATAAATGTAACTCGTAAACCAATGACGAACGCAGCCAACCTAAAAAATAATTATTTTACATTACACTTGGCAAGCATGACCGCCTTTTCTCCTGGCAAATGGCCGGGAGAGAGGGGAAGGGAGGACAAAATGGAAGAAATAACAGTAGATTATCAAAATGTAACACAGGAAATTAGAGAGGACCTGATAAATCTAAGGAATAACATCAATAAAGTATCAGAAGGATTTGTGGTAATTGGATATAGATTAAAGAACATGATAGAGACGGAAGTATATAAAGTCGGCGGATATAAGAATATTACAGAATATGCAAAAGAAGAACTGCAGTTAAGTGGGAGTGATGTATCAAGATTTATAAAGATCAATGACAAGTTCTCGGAAAATGGATACAGCTTAAATCTGCAAGAGAAATACAAACCATACGGATATACAAAATTATCCGAAATGCTTACATTATCACAGGATGAATTAGAACTTGTAAATGAGGATATGACAAGGGCGCAAATCAGAGAAATTAAAAAGGTATTACACCAAGATAATGAAGTTGAAGAAGAATTTTGCGCCGGCGCAAAAAGTATTGAAAACACTAAGGCTGAGAGGGATTTGACACCTAGAGAACAGATATTATTTGCAGTGGTAAAAGCGTACTTTATCAAAGAGGGAAGACCACAATACAAGAAGTTTTGGGAAAAAGAGTTTAAAGACGTAGAAAAAGAAGCGCTATTCATCGTGGCACCAAGTAAGTTCAAGGTTACGAAGGCATTAGGGTACAATATTGTGTTTAATCCGCAGGAAATTACAGTAAAACCGATGGTAGGGCAGAAGGAATCATTTACATATCAAGAATTTGTGGATGCATTCAAAGAAATATTTAGTGGAGAGACGGCAGCAGATGCGTTCGCGGTAGAGTATGGCGAGGAGTATGAAAAGAAATCCATTGAAGAGATCAAAGAGGAGCAAGGGATTCTTCCAGAGGTGAAGAAAGAAACAAAGCCAGAGCCGACAGAAGTTGCGGAGGTGAAGACACCACAGAGTAGCACTGTAAAACAAACAGTCGTTGAAACGGTAACAGAAACAGTAAGCGTTGAGGAAGAGATTCCTGGGCAAATGTACATTGATGATGAAGAGTATAAAGAATATCAACCAGAGCGAAAGGTGCAAACAGTAGATGCGGACACTGGGGAAATCACAGAAGAAATTGTGAAATACTTTGGATTCACAAGGGACAGTGTGGAAGCAGACTTTGAGAACATGATAGATTACATTAAAGAGCAACTAGAACGAGAAGATAAATGCATTGAAGTGAAAATAAGAGCATAAAGGGGAATGGAACAGTGAAACGAATGATAACTTGTCGAAGATGCGGGAACTACCATGTAGCAGCAGATAGGAACAAAACAATCAAGTGTCCACATTGTGGTCAGAAAAATACAGTAGCTTTTGGTAAGCAAAGGGGGAAGCGCCATGAAGATTAAAGTTGGAATGAAAATTAAGGTCGCAAAGCTGGACAAGGATGGAAATAGAGATTTATCACTAGGGAAAAAAGAGTATAAGGTGTTAGGAATATATCCGCATATCGTACTACTTGTGAGAGTAGTGAAGGGGAAAGTAAGAATGTATGACAGATGGGGTATCTCAAAACAAGAGCTCAAGAGAGTAATCGTGAACTAATGAAAAAGGAGTGATGAGTTTGCAGAAGAGAGTAAAACAGGCAGGATTCAAATTGCACATAAGCAAGAATAAGTATCAAGAATTAAAATTCTTCTGTATGCAGTACAAGGAGAAGAAAACAGAATTAGAAGATGCATATGGATTATGCGCAGTGGCAGCAGATGGAGTGCCAGGAGGAAATAAGATAGGGAAACCGACAGAGAATCGAGCGGTAAGGAATGCAGAGTTAGAACATGAAGTGAAGATCATAGAGGAAAGTGCAGAGAGAGTTAGTAAAACATTGGCACCATATATACTCAATAATGTAACGGAAGGTATTGCATACGAGTACATGAATGTGCCATGTGGCAGAAAACAGTTCTATGAAGCAAGGAGATATTTCTTCTACTTGCTATCACTGAGGAGGTAAGGGATGTTTATTGTTGAACAAAGCGGAACGTTAACAATTAAGTTTAGTGAAATTAAAGACATTGGGGTAAGAAGGGATTTACGGGGGATTGGTAGAATTGAGGGGCACATTAAAGATGATCCAAGAGGATATAGATTTGGTGAGTATGATGAGTATGAAAGAGGAAAAGAAGTATACGATGAAATAATTAATGCTATGGCAAGGAATGAATTCTATCGGATGCCAGCAGAATAATACACAAGTAAAGGACCTAACAAATCACAGCAAAGAAGAAATGGTTGTGATTTGTTAGAAAAGAAAGGTGAGGAGAATGGATAAAGCAAATATCATGGTTACAATGTCACTAGAGGAATTTGAATGGTACCAGAGTGCAGTAAAGTATAGGGATAATTGCATTGATATGTTTAATAGAGCAGTCGACGAGAAAGGGAACGCAGTTCTTACAGAGGAATTAAAGAATGTTATAGAAGAAGTATATTGCTAGGAGGAGAGTCATGTTCTTTTTGTTTGAAGAAGAGGAAGTGCAGGAAGTATGGGACAGCAGATGGCAATATGTAAAAAAGATTGGAATCGGGAATATGAAAAGAGAACTAAGGCAACAGATAGAACGGAGTTTTAGTTCTCATGATAAAGCAGAAGTATATTGTGTATATGATGGGAAATGGGTAGTGTTTGGAGCGGTACGGCTGAACATGGAGGAGACCGTCGAAGTAGTGATGAAATTGATAGAAAGAGTTGAAAAATTACATGACATAAGATTTATGGTTTCGGGAGCGAAAGGATGGGAAAGGAGAAAATAGAACGCATGAGAGGAAGGAAGCGAGGACGAATGAGAATTAAATTAGATTATTACCACGGATGGAAAGTGAGGAGAGGAACTAATGAGTAAAACAGATAGACAGGTAGCCGATGACTTAACAGAGCGATGGAGTGCAGCAGATCATGAATGCCCGTTTAATATACATACGCAGAAGAGGCTATGCAGAAGATATGAGAATGTACAAAATAAGTGCAAGAAGTGTATTCGAAACGAAGCATTTAAGGGAATTAAGTAAATGTACAGGGATAGGAGGATAGGATATGGGAAGAGGAAAGACAGCAAAATGCTATTACTGCCTAATTGATTTAATGCTAGATAAGAGATATGAGAATGTAACAAAGCAACAGGTAAGAAGCATATGCGGAATGAGTGAGAATAGTATAGCTGTTTATGTAAGGAATCAAAGGACATATCATAAGCGTTGGAAGATAGAACGAACAACAGAGTTACCGACGAATACGGTGGACGAAAGGTTTGCGATGAAATGGGATGAGGTAACGGGATGGTTCAGAAATACTAGGCAGCATAATAGGGAGGAATACAGATGAAATATCAACAAGAAGCGATTGGGGTGATGGATATCCGATAAATGGAATTACGGAGTTGTGTCCTGAGTGCAAAAAAGAATTCGAAGAATTCATGAAAGGGAAATCGTGAAGTATGAACGAGTTTTTGATTAAATAGAAAAGAGGGATAGTAGAAATGGGAAAACATTGGGAATGTAAATATTGTGATAGTACAAGTTCTAGTCAATATAAAGACGAAGAGGAAGAATTTAGAGTGTGCAGCAGATGCGGAGCAGAATGGGAAGATTGTAAGATACTAGTTGAAGACGAGGATTATGGAGACTTATGGTATTAAAAACGATCATTTAGCTAAGAAGGGTACGATTTAACAAATACACCAAATTATGAAAGGGAGATACAATGAAAAGAAAAGTAAAGTTGAAAGCATATGATACGATTTCAAAAGAGATAAAGAAGATTGAAGGATTCAAATACATAGGGGATAAGCATATTGAGATATACTATGTTGACAATCAAGGAAGAGATGTAACGAGCGGTTATCATGAGGACAGAATAGTGATTGTAATGTCAACGGGATTGCATGATAAGAAAGGGATAGATTTGGGAAGGAGATATCGTGACAAATGGTACTACTAAGGGGAGAGTGGAATATTGCAAGAAGTATGCTGAGTATCAAGTAATATTTGAGATGGGGCGTCAATCACTCGGATGCTATATGTATCATGACGATATAGAAGTGATAGGGAACGTGTACGAGAGTTGCGAAGATTTATACAAGTAACTAATGGATAAAAACAATTTCGAATTTCGATAACACAAGAGGGGTACATACATGATAAACTGATATTGTGTTAGAGAATCAAAGAACCCGAATTATAGTAATCACCTGAAAGGCCTGGAGAGAATCCAAGGCCTTTTTTAATTCTAAAGAAAGGTTGAGAGCACAGATAATCAGTGCACTAGGGTTTACACTCAAAAATGCAGGGGTAGGGAGCTGGGTGTATGGGAAGACAAAGAAGTCCAAATAGGGACAAAGCATTTAAAATATATAAAAGGCATAACGGAGATATACGAAATAAGGAGATAGCTGAGATACTGGGAGAAGATCCAAAGACAGTATCAAAGTGGAAGAAACTTGATAAGTGGGATGAGAAGTTAGAGAAAGAGGATTTTTCGAAAGAAAATTCGAAAAATAACAAAATGGATTCTACTTATGATTATGTGTATGTCGATGAAAGTGAGATTGAAGTCGAAGAAGAGAAGGCAATAAATGAAATTGAAGAGTTCGATGAAATGAATGAAAAGCATTTACTTTTCTGTATTTATTACATTCAATGCTTCAATGCAACTAAGGCATATCAAAAGGTTTATAGATGCAATTCGGTGACAGCAAGCGTGAATGGTTGCAAATTACTAAGTAAGACTAATATTCAAATTGCGATTGCTAAGCTAAAACAGAATCGGCTTAATAAGGCAATGCTTTCTCCTGAAGACATCTATCAGAAATATATTGATATAGCCTTTGCTAATCTGTCTGACTATGTAAAGTTAACGAATAAAGAAATCGAATGCTTGGCAGCAGATGGAACTATTAAGAAAATCAATATTGCTGAGATAGAATATAATGACACAGAGTTTGTCGATGGTTATGCTTTGCAGGAGTTAAAAGAAACAAAGAATGGCATTAGCATAAAGCTTAAGGATAGTATGAGAGCGTTAGAGTGGCTATCCAATCATATGGATCTTGCAACAGAGGAGCAGAAAGCACGAGTTGAATCATTGCGTAATAAGGTTCGAGTTGATAATGAACGACTAGAACTTGAAAAGAAGAAGTTTGAAAGAGAGGACTTCTAGTATGAGCACAGGAGTATTGCATAGGTTCTATTGTTCCAAGGAATGGAGAACATTCCGGGAATTAATAATAGATACAAGAAGTAAGAATGGTGTAATTTGTGAGGATTGTGGGAAGACAATCTTACAGATGAATGATATTCATATCCATCACACGCCAATAGAGTTAACAGAAGCAAACTACATGGACAGGATGATTTCTCTTAATCCGGACAACGTAAAGATGATTTGTAAAGATTGTCATGACAAGGCGCATGATAGGTTTTGTGGTAAACGTAAGAAGAAGGAACGAGGAATCTACATTGTCTGTGGTCCGCCAATGGCGGGCAAGACAAGCTATGTAATGGAGAATATGACAGCCGGTGACTTAGTGATAGATATGGATAAGATATATGCAGCGTTAAGCCTAAGAGAGTTGTATGATAAGCCGGACAATCTGAAGTATAACGTGTTCGCGATTAAGAATATGTTGGTCGAACATATCAAGACTAGATACGGGAACTTCCGTAGCGGATGGATCATAGGTGGTTATCCGAATAAGGTTGAGAGAGAACGGTTGGCATATGAACTAGGTGCAGAGGTTGTATCCTTAGTGATTACTAAGGACGAGTGCTATTCGAGACTGGAAAGTTGTAAGGATTATCGAGGGCAACATAAAGGCGAATGGAAGAAATATATAGACGAATGGTTTGAGAATTATTCGAAATAGCTCCCCCGGGTAAGAAGTTGTGGGGGAGCTCGACAGACCGAGAGCATGAAGGCAATTCATACCGAGACAAAAATTTTGACTTTTTTGATTGAAAATTTGAAAGTTGGTGGAGTACTTTGAAGATTGAAGAAGAATACAATAGAATAAAAGGACTGTTTGCCGGATGTGATGAATTGCAGATGCAACTTGTTGATGGAGCGTTATGGGAAGCAGCAAGGCTAAGAGTGGAACTAGATGATTTGAGCGATATCATCCGGAAAACAGGGTTAATTAAAGTAAATCCGAATAATCCATCAATGCAGAAAGAACTACCAGTATCTAAGCTTATTGTAAAAGCTAGGGCGAACTACTTAAATTACATTTCCAAATTGTCAAATCTACTAGGAAAGACATTGGATGAAGATGAGGATGATTTAAGTGACTTCGAATAGTTTTAAGGGGAGCCCTTGTAGGAGTTGGGTGGTTCAATATTACCATGAGATAGAGAGTGGTAATACTCTGGTAGGAAATGAGTTGAAGATGCAGCTGGATAAGTTGATGAAAGAATTGACTGATCCAGAGTACCAAGAATGTCATAATATTAAAATTGATTATGAGGATTCTGAGAAGAGAATTAGCTTTATTGAGACTAAGTGCAAACACTTTGAAGCACCATTTGCAGGGAAGCCATTCTTGCTAGAATTATTTCAGAAAGCGTTTATTGAAGCAATATTTGCAATTAAACAGTATAACGAAGAATTAGGAAGGTACATCCGTAAATATCAGGAGGTACTTTTTTTAGTTGGAAGAAAGAATGGAAAGACTCCATTGATTGGAGCCATTTGTTTATCTGAATGGTTTTGTGGAGAAATGGGGAAGAAAATACTCTGTGCATCAAATAACTATGAACAAGCAGATCTGATGTTCCAGGCAATCGATGCAATGAGAGAAGAAAGTCCAAGTCTTGAAAGGGTAACGAGAAGAAATCAGAAAGGAATTTTCTTCGGAAATCCAAAGAAACGTAAAAAGGTTGGTAAGTTTAGTTATCAGAATAAAGGGAATATACGAAAACTTTCTGCTAAGACAGGAGCAAAAGAAGGTAGAAATATAGGTGTAGGAGCAGTTGACGAGGTTTTCGAAATGGAAGACGATAGTTTAGTAATGCCAGTTAGACAAGCATTATCTACGCAGGACGAACCTTTATACTTTGAACTTACAACAGAAGGGTTTACAAATGACGGATATTTGGATAAGCGGTTAAAAAAAGCGCGACAAGTGTTAAATGGAGAAATCCAAGACGAAAAATGGTTGATTTGGATGTATACGCAGGATTCGGAAAAAGAAGTATGGCAAGATGAGAAAACTTGGCAGAAATCTAATCCAGGTATCGGGAAGATAAAGAAATGGTCTTTCCTTCGTAATATGATCAATGATGCAAAGACAGATACAAGTACAAAAGCCTTTGTATTGGCCAAGGATTTTAATATCAAACAGAACAATGCACAAGCTTGGTTACAAGAGAACGATATTAAGAATGATAATAGATATGATTTAGAGGATTTAAGAGGTTGCTTCGGAATTGGGGGCGCCGATTTATCGGAGACAGGAGATTTGACGAATGCAAAAGTGCTTATTTATAATCCAAACACACGTCGAAAGATATTTTTGAGTAAGTACTTTGTTCCAGCGTGTAAAGTGCACGAGGATGAGCGATACTTACAGTGGGCAAAAGAAGGACATTTGCACATTTGTGAAGGTAATGAAGTTGATCAATCGGATATTGTCGCATGGTTTGTGTCGTTATATAAGAAATATAAGATTAGAGTGTTTATGACTGGTTATGATAAGTGGCAAGCGAAGGCGTTCAAGAAAGAAATGGAGGACTATGGCTTTGATGTTGAAAAGATAACGCAAGGATTTGATTTATCGAATGCAATGACAATTCTGGAGAGTGATATTAAGTCAAAGCTAGTTAACTATAACCAGAATCCTATGGATGAAATGTGTTTAAAAAATACATCAATGAAGTGGAACTCGGCCGGAACAAAAAGAATGCCAGTCAAGGTACAAGGAGACGAGAACAATAAGATTGATGGTGCTGTTGTTATGTTGATTTGTTATGAAACATTGGACAGAAACAGAAAAGAGTATATGGAAATTGCCAGAGTTAAAAATACAGGAATGAAGGAGGGGTAGAATGGGAGTACTTGATTTGCTTAAAAGTGCCAAGGCAGCAGCAAGAAATTACAGATATGCCAAGGTGATGAATGGAATGACGCCAGTATTCAGTAATTTTGGAACAGATGTATACGTGAGTGATATTGTAAAGAATGCGATAAGATGTATTGGCACCGAAATGAGCAAATTGGAACCGAAGCATATTATGATCAATCCGGGCAATGGGCTGCAGACGGTTGTAAATGACGAGATTACGAGGCTACTGGAATATGGACCGAATCCACTCATGACAACAACGGATTTTATGACAAAGATCGTGTACATGAGGGAAAAATATAACAATGTGTACATATATCCTACATGGACGAGTATTCAACTTCCGGGAGGTAAATATAAGAGGAAATACACAGGATTTTACCCTTTGAATCCATTGAATGTTGATTATTTAGAAGATGAAAAAGGGACGTTGTGGATTAAATTCTACTTTGCGAATGGTTATGAGTATACGATGAAATATGCTGATGTAATCCATTGGAGAAAAGACTACACAGAAAATGAATTTCAGGGTGGAGACATCAACGGAAGGCCGGATAACCGTTCGGAACTAAAATTACTTGAGACAGACGATGTAATTACACAAGGAATATCAAAGGGTGTAAAGATTTCATTAGGTGTTACAGGTATTTTGAAAGTAAACACAATGCTGGATGATGAAAAGCAAGAAGAAGAAAGAAGAGCGTTTGAAGAAAAGATTAACAACAGTAAGAGTGGACTCCTAGCAACAGATTTAAAATCGGAGTTTGTACCGACAAAGATTGATCCTAAAGTAATTGATAAAGAAACGGTATCGTTTATCATAGAAAGAATCTTAGCGAATTACGGAGTATCAAGTAAGATTTTCTATGGGAACTTTACAGATGAGGAATATCAAGCATTTTACGAAAAAACACTAGAACCGTTGATTATTAGTCTTGGACGAGCGTTCTCAAGAGTGATATTTACTGAGAAAGAGCTAGAACTTGGGCACAAAGTTATTTTTTATAATCAAGCGTTAACGTTTACAAGTACGAAAAATAAGATTGAAGCAGTAAAAGTGCTAACAGGAATCGGAGTATTGACCGACAATCAGGTACTTGCGATATTTGGATATCCACCATTTGATGGTGGCGATATCCGCCATATGTCATTGAACTATATCAATAGAGATATAGCGGACCAATACCAGTTATCAAAGACGGGTAAAGGAAAGGAGACAGAGAAGAATGAATAAACAAAGAAATATGTTTAAGCAAAAAGAACTTGAGAAGCGGTTTGTGGAAATGAGAGCGGTAGAAAACGATGAGAACAAGATGATCATCGAAGGATATGCCATTGTGTATGACCAACCAGCAACACATATATTCGGAAATAGGAAATTCACTGAGACAATCTGTCGAGGGGCTTTAGATTCGACAGATATGAAGGATGTACCGCTGAGATATAACCACAATGATACATGGTGCATCATGGCTAGAACTAGAAATGGTAGTTTACAGCTGATTAAGGATGAAAAAGGCCTTAAGATTAGAGCTGAATTAATTGATACACAAAGCAACAGAGACATCTACAAATCAATCCAAGAAGGACTGATTGACGGGATGTCTTTTTCATTTACTGTAGGTGATAAAGGTGATGAATGGACATATGGAGACAAAGAAACCATTCGTAAAGTCACTAATATCAATAAACTTTATGACGTTAGCGTGGTGGATACCCCGTTTTACGATACAACTTCTGTTGTAGCAAGAAGTTTAAATGAGCTGGAGAGTGAATTTAAACAGCTGGAGAGCTTCGACTTGCGAAAAAGGAAGTTAGAAATGAAATACAAATACAACTAAGAAAGAAGAGGTATGAGAGATGAATTTAAAAGAAATGTTAAAGAACTTAATGCAACAAAGAAGTGCACAGGCAGCGTTAATTACTAATGCAGCAACAACAGACGAGCTTGATAGAATTGAGTTAGAATTAAGAAAGTTTGACATGCAGATTGCACAGGTACAAGCTCAAATTGAGATGGAAGGCGAAGGGGAAGATCCAGCAGCAAGAAGTACAGACGGTGCAGCAGGTGCAGAAGGTGGACAACCGGAACAACGTTCCATGAATCCGATGGCGTCTTATTCGTTAGGAGAACAGAGAAATACTGAGCAAGTAGATGATATCTACGCTACCGTAGAATACCGTAATGCGTTCAAGAATTATATTGTAAGCGGTACACCAATTCCAGAAAAATTCCGCGGTGCTGAGAATCGAGCAGCTGAAATGACAGTAGTTGGAGATGTGGCAGCAGTTATTCCTACTACAATTCAAAATAGAGTAATTGAGGATTTGACAACAGAAGGGAAGATTCTGGACCGAATCACACAAACATCTATGCAAGGTGGTATTCAAATTCCGCTTTCTGAGGTAAATCCAGAAGCAACCTGGTTAGCTTCCGAAGAGACAGTATCGGATGAACAGAAAGCGAAAATGGAAGCGAAAATTTCATTTGCATACCACATTTTAGAAGCTAGAATTGCCGTGGGGATTTTATCTGCAACAGTAGCGTTGCCTGTGTTTGAAGCGACAATGGTAAAGAATCTTAAAAAAGCAATGATTAGAGCGCTTGAAAAAGCAATTGTAGCAGGAACAGGAGCTGGACAACCTAAGGGCATTACGAAATATGATTTACCAGCAGAACAAGTAATTGAGTTCACTGCGGATCAAATCGGCACTGTAAAAGGTTGGGCAAGAGCTGAAGCGGCAATCCCTGAAGCTTATGAAGATGGTGAAATCTACATGATGAATAAGCAGACATGGGAAATGTACTTAAACGGAATGGTAGATACCAACGGACAAAGAATTGGTCTTGGAAAGATCAATGAAAAAGGACAAAAGATTTTAAATGGTCGAGAAGTTATGACTGTGGATACATTACCTGGATATGATAATGCCAGCACTGGAGACATCTTCGGTGTCCTTGTTAACCTGGAAGAGTACCTACTAAACTCAAATCTAAATATGTACTACAAAAAGTACTTTGATGAAGATAAAAACAAATGGGTTAACAAGATGCTTACGATTGCTGATGGTCAAATGTGTATTGGAACAGACAGTAAGGGAGCTATTGTAGGAGCTAAAGGACTTATTTATCTAAAAAAAACAGTATAATTACTAGAAATGTAGCTGTGAAGTATTCGGAAGATGAATTAAATAGTATGACTGTTGCACAAATCAAACAGCTGGCCGCAGAGAATGGGTATACATTAACTAAGAGCCTAAAAGCTGATATTATTGAAGAATTTATTACACAGCAAGGGGTATAATCCTCTTGCTGTTTGAGTAGGTGAAAGATATGTTAGAGAAAATCAAATTGCGAGGACGTTGGAAGTCGAAGACATTTGATCTAGAAATAGAGTCTTATATTCAAGCAGCAATAGTGGAATTGCAACTTGCTGGGGTAAAAGAGGAACTAATCCAAGAAGAGAATGAATTAGTTCTGAATGCAATTACGTGTTATGTAAAGGCATATATCGGAACGGATAGGACGGATACGTCTAAATATCTTGGTATGTTCGAGAATTTAAAGATGAAATTAACTTTCGTCAAGCCGAAAGGAGCGTAACCATGGATGAAGAGATAACTTTGGTTTATACGGTTCCTGGGGGAAGTGGAGCATTTAAAGTGCCAGAAGAGATAAAAGTCGAGGTTTTTGCAGAAGAACAATCGATTACCAGGAGTGAATTTTACCAAGCGAATCAAGCAGGGATAGATACAAAGTTTGTATTGGTAGTTTGGTATGAAGATTATAGGATGACGGCACATAAAGTAAACGATAAGACAGAATATGCTTCGAAAGTATTATATAACGAGGAAGAGTATGAAATAGTACGGGCTTATCGGAAGAGAAATAGCGAAAAAATAGAATTAGTATGTAAGTAGGTGATAAGGTGGCGAATTTTGAGTTTGACTTTCCGAAAGATTTCCTGAAAGAACTAGATATTTTTTCTCGAGGAGACTTACCGGAGAAAATGATTAATGCCGGATTACCAATATATCAAAAATCAATTCAAAATGAATTGATATTGCATAGACAAAGTGGCGCCTTAATCAATTCGGTTAAAAGTACGAAGGCAAAAGCAAGTAGAAATAACGCGATTATCGGTAATGTCATATTCAAGGGATATGATGCAGACGGAACACCGAATGTATTGAAAGCTATGGCGTTACAGTATGGTAATTACAAACAGGAAGCGAGTCCATTTATGGAAGCTGCAACGAGAAAATGTGAGGACCAGGTAATTGAGACGATGCAAGAAGTGTTTAATACGGAAGTAGGTGAATGATGGACAAGAATGGTATATTTATGGAATTGGAACAGTTAACCGGACTTGAAGTGGAAATTGACAGATACACGGGGAATTCCGAGAAATATATTACGTTCCAGTATGCATATGAGGGACCATCGGAGCACGCAGATGATGTGGTATTGATGGAAAGAGCAGATATACAAGTTCACCTATATGTACCTAAACACTTTGATTATATGCAATTAAAACGAATAATTAGGGATTACCTTGAAGGAAATGAGTTTGAAGTGGAAATACAGACAATTCCCGACAAACAAGTTACACATATTGTATTTGAATGTAGTTGTGAAGAAGAAAGGATGGATGGATAATATGGCAATGAAAGGTGTACAGTATCCGATTGTGGCAAAATACGCAATTGTAGACGGACAAGTAGAATATACAGAGGGGAAGGTTCTCTCAAGAGCGATTAAGTTTGAAGCGAAGAAAACGGTATCGGAAGATAAGATTCAATCGGACAATGTGGACAGTGAGATTGACAGTGAAATTACGGCTATTGTAATTAGTGAAAATGTAGATGATCTGTCGTTAGAGAATGAGGCATATCTGTTTGGACACACATATGAAGAAGCGACAGGTTTGAAAATTGGGAAGGATGATGTAGCTCCATATGTTGGACATGGCGTAATTGGCACAAGAGTAAAAGCAGGAAAGAAGAGTTATTTGGCAGTGTGGTATAACAAGGTGAAATTTGCGCCATATGACGAAACATATGACCAAAAACAAAATGGTTTTAATACACCTACAATGACGGGAAATTGCGTTTGTTGTGACGTGAATGGATGGGGTGAAAAGAAAGAGTTTGACAAACTTGCAGATGCCGTAAAATACCTAAAAGGAAAAGCAAATATTCCCGTAATATAAGAGCCGATAGAAAGGGAGAAACCTTAGAATAACCAGGGTTTTGCGCCGGCGCAAAATAATAAATATTGAGAGAATAGGGGCTTAGAAATAAGCTCCTATTTTATTTGAAGGAGACAACAAAATGAGACAAAAAAAGATGTGTATCGAGGTAGAAGGTGAAGAACTGCAGTTGGGTTTTAACTGGAACGTAATAGATATGATTCAGGACCAGGAGCACATGACGGTTGAAGATATTTTAATGGTAATGCAAGGGGAAGATGCTAGAAAGGCAAGGGAGATTGCTTTTATGGTTTTATGTTATATGACAAATGATGCAATTGAAGAGTATAACGAAAGAAATAAAAAGAAGTTGCGAGAAGTTACGATTAAACAAGTAAAGAGGATGTATGGATGGGGAAATGTACATCAAATGCAGCTGGAAGTAATAGACGTAATGGCGGATTCTCTTCCGATGAACGATGAAAATGAAGATGATGATTTAGGATTAGATACCCCCTAATGAGCCGCTGGATGTATGGCAATGGTACTATCTGGCGAGAACAATATTAAATTATAGTAAAAGTGAATTTTTGAAATCGACTGCGAGAGAAATAAGTGAGCTGTATATACGGCACTTAAAATATAAAGGATTGTACAAAGAAGAAAGTTTTGATAGTATGACTGATTTTTAGAAAGTTGGTGAGTGGATGGCGAAAAAGGCGACAATCGGAGCGAAAATTGCATTGGATGGCGAAAAAGAGTGGAAACAAGCCATATCTAATATAAACAAACAGGCAAAAACGCTTGCGAGTGAAATGAAGCTTGTGACAAGCGAATTTCAGGATAATGCAAATTCTACGGAAGCATTAAGAAAAAAGAGTGAAATCTTAGCAAAGCAATACGAACTACAGAATAAGAAAGTGGAAGAAGCTAAGAACGCACTGGACAATGCACAACAGAATATGAAGAAGAATGCAAGTGTTGTTGAGGAGTATAGAGCAAAGCTTCAGACAGCAAAGGAACAATTGGAAACGCTTGAATCTTCAACAGATGCAACAACAGAGCAATTGCAGAAGCAGAGAGAAGAGGTTGAAAAGGTCCAAAAACAGTTAGAGTCTGTAGAAAAAGGATATACACGGGCAGAGAATGCAACGTATGCATGGCAAGAGACTGTGAACAATGCAAAAGTGGGACTGAACAATCTTGGATCAGAGTTAAAGCAGACGAACAAGTACTTAGATGAAGCAGAGAATTCGGTTGATGGTACTGCGGCGTCGATTGACCAATTTGGTAAAAAAATAAAAGAATCAAAAGAAGATGTTAACGATTTTGCAGAGGAGATGGGAGAGGCAGCAGAGGGCGCCAGTGTATTTGGTGATGTATTAAAAGCAGAGTTAGCGTCGGATGCGATTAATGCAGGAATTACTGCAGTTAAAGATACGATATCGGAACTTGCTGGTGCAGTAACAGGTCTTGCAAAGGATGGTCAGAAAGCATTAAATGAATTTGCAGCAAAGACGGGGGCGACAAAAGAGGAATTAGATAGTTTTGAGACTGTCATGGATAATATTTACGAGAATAATTTCGGTGACGGAATGCAGGATATTGCCGAGGTTATGGCGGTGGTTGAGCAAAATATAAAAGATATTGATCCATCCAATCTAGAGGAAGTTTCCACGAATGCAATTCTGATGAGAGATACTTTTGGATATGAAACACAAGAACAAATCAGAGCAGTGAAGATGCTTATGGACCAATTTGGTCTTACATCGAAAGAAGCGTTTACATTAATGGCACAAGGAGCACAAGAAGGACTCGATAAGAATGATGACTTATTAGATACCATTAATGAGTATTCAGTTCATTTTAAACAGCTTGGATACAATGCAGATGAAATGTTCAATATGTTAGTGAACGGCGCTGAAAACGGAACATTCTCAGTGGACAAGCTAGGAGACGCGGTAAAGGAATTTGGCATTAGAGTGAAAGATGGTACGGCAGATGATGCATTTAAAGACCTTGGATTGAATGCAGATGCATTGAAGGATAAATTCAATGCCGGAGGAGAAGCGGCAAAAGAAGCTAGTGAAGAAGTGATGTCAGCATTTTTAAATATGGATAGTGCAACAGAACAATACACATTAGGTGTTATGATGTTTGGTACTATGTTTGAGGATTTGGGTGTCGAGGCGATAGGATCGTTGATGGATATTCAAGGGGAAGTATCCAAGACGGCGGATACATTAGATGATATCAATGATATTCGATATGATGATTTTGAGACAAGTCTAGAAGGGCTGGGAAGACAAATTCTAATTAGATTTAAAGAACCATTTTCAGAATCATTAGATACAGCAAATTTAAAAGTGAAAAATTTGTCTTCGGAGATTGCAGATGGGAAGCTTGGAAAGAGTATAGATGGGATTGCAGAGAGCGCCGGAAGGCTACTTGTAAAGTTTGTTGACTTTGGAGCGGATGCACTTCCAGTTGTGGCGGATGGTTTTGAATGGTTAGTAGATCACTCTGCATTAGTAACGAGTGGACTTAAGGGAATTGCGGCAGCAGTGCTTACATATAAAGCAGTTACAATATATACACAGGTTGCTACTGCCATGAAGACGTTAACGACTGCAACTCAGGCGGCAGAAGGTGCACAACTTGCATTGAATGCGGCACAGAATCTAAATCCATATGGTTTGATTGCTGCGGGGATAACAGCGGTAACAGTTGGCGTCTATAGCTATATGACTTCTATGGATGAAGCCTCTGAGACCGTATTGGATTTCAATGAGGAACTGCAAGAAACGGTAGAAAACTTAGGAGAATTAGAAGAAACCGCCAGTAAGTCGAGAATAGATTTCAGTGAGAATATATCACAAATAGAGAATCAGCGTGATAGTCTTCAATTGTTAATTGATGAACTTTACTCTCTGGATTCCAAGGAACAACAAACTCAAGCCGAAAAAGAACGTATGAAGGCGATAGTTGACCAGCTGAATTCATCAATGGACGGATTAAATCTTGAAATTGATGAACAGACAGGCTTATTATCGAAAAATCAATCAGCGGTTGAAGGTGTAGCTAATGCAATGGAAAAGCAAGCGTTACAACAGGCAAAGCAGGAGCGATATGCAGAGATTGCAGCGCAGATAGTTGAACTTGAATCGCAGATTAAGAAGGCAAAGGATGAGACGGCAGAAGCAGAGAAAATCCATGCTGAATATAGAGATGGTGAATTTGCCAAGGTTAAGCAGGAATATGAAGACGAAAAAAGCTGGATTATGGACAAAATTGGTCTTCAGTATGAAGAAAAGACAGCTTATGAAGAAGGTACAGCGCAGTTACAATCATATTATAGTGAAGTTAATAACGGAAAGATCGCGATTATTGAGCAAGAGGAAAATCTTGAGGCGTTGAAGTTGGAATTTCAAGAACTTGGACTCGAACTAGGAAACACCAGTATAATGATGGATGAAAATGGTCAATCTGTTTTGGATTGGGATGCAACAGTGCAATCTGCAACAGAAGAATTCATTAGTAATGCTGAGAGTATAAAGTTAAGTTATGCAGAGATGTATGCAGAAGCAGAGGATAGCCTAAAGAGCCAGGTAGGATTGTTTGAAGAGTTCTCAAGTGCAACAGAATTATCGAAGGATGATCTGCAAAAAAATCTAGAAGGACAAGTTGAAGGAATTAATGAATGGGCAGATAACATAACGAGGATTTCAAAAATATGCTCACAGGAGTTTGTGGATGAAATATCTAGCCTGGGATTAGATAGTGCAGGTGAGATAAAAGTGCTTGCTTCTATGACAGAAGAGGAATTAAAAGCATATGAGAATGCTTGGAATGATAAGAATGAAGCAGTAAAGAATGCAGCAGTTGCGAGCGTAGGAGATTGCACAGAAAAGATACTTGCAGAAGAGGAAAGATTAATACAGAAACTCGAAGACCAACTTCCACAATGGGATAGTACCGGAACGATTTTGGGGAATGGTATTGGAGAAGGCGTTATTAAGGGAATAGAAGATTCAAATTATCAAGTACAGCAAGCGATGAAAGCGCAAGCAAGGAAAGCGTTAGAAGCAGCAAAAAAAGAACTGGATGTCAATTCTCCATCAAAGAAAGCAAGGAAGCTGTATCATTCGGTCGGGGAAGGTTCTGCAAAAGGATTAGAAGACGGAGAGGGCATGGTAGAAAGCGCTGCAAGAAAAGTGGCGAATGCTTCTTTGAAAGGGCTGGCCACTGCGAATAATACAGTGAAAAGCACGAGTAGTACTGCTAAAAGTGCAACGACAACGATGAGTCAAGTGCAATATAGTTCAGAGGTTGCAAAGGCGATAAAAACCGTATTTGAAGGGATGTCAATTGAATTAGGGGAACAACAGGTGGGGAAATTTGTTGACACAAGACTAAGGAGGATGAATTAGTGAGCTGGTTCGAATTTAACGGGGTAAGAAGTAGTGATATGGGCGTACTATTAATGAGTGCGCCGGATATTACAAGGGCGCCAATGAGGTATGAGCTGGTTGAAGTGAATGGAAGGGATGGAGTGGAATATAATTCACTTGGATATGGTAACTATATCAAAGAATTGAACATTGGGATAAAAAAAGAGGCTGACATAGACAAAATTCTAGCCTGGTTAAGTGGGAAGGGACGATTGACTATATCTAATGAGCCAGATAAATACTATGAAGTGTTTATGTTGAGTGAATCTGTATATTCAAAATTAATAAGTTTTAGAAAGGCGATTATTCCTTGTACTTGTAAACCGTTTAAGAAGGCGGTAAAGAATACACCGGTGAAATTGAGTATCGAGGAGGCAAAGGTGAATAGTACCGTGATTAATGCAGGATCCTATATTGCAGAACCGACTATAGATGTTACAGTTAACGGAGATTTTGAAATATATATAAATGGAAATAAGTTTTGTGATATATTGCTGAACGAAGAATCGATTATAACGATTGATAGTGAAAATATGGAATGCTATAAAAATGGTGTAAAATACAATCGGAGTATGAAAGGTGAGTTTCCGGTATTTGAGCCAGGAGAAAATAGTTTGATGATTGAAAGTTTGGCAGGAGCAGTTACTAAGTGTGAAGTGGTGGTGAATCCTAGATGGTTGTAGCTAAGATATTCAAGGAAACAGATACGGTCTTTGAAAGCATTGGAGAACATACAATAAAACCATTGTTATGTAAAGTGCATGAGGAAGATAATTCGGATTTTTTCTTGGAGCTTGAAGTGAAAAATGAAGAAGTTTGGAAGATGGAGAGAAAAGGGATTGTTGCCGTAAAGTATAATGACAAATGGCAGGGTTTTCGATTTGGAAGAAGAGAAATTGTTGGAAAGAAAACGTATTTTAAATGCTGGCATGTGAGCTATGATATGCAAGATTATCTTATTCGCGACTTGTTAGTAGATGGAGTGGCGTTTAATACAGCAGTTCAGACGATACGAGCAAATACAACAAGAGAAAATCCATTTACATTCTATACTATGAAAACAACATCGGTAGAAGTTGAAATACATAATAACTCTCTATATGATGTTGCTTTTGCGTTGCTGGGTGCATATAATTGTAAGATTCTAAGAGATAACTATAAAATTACATTCATAAACTCCAGGGGAAGTGATAACCAGGAAACAATAGAATATGGAAAGAATCTTACTTTGTTAGAAGAATATTCAGATGTAGAAGATCTGGTTACAGAACTATACCCATCCTTAGAATTCAATGGGAGTGAATATCCTTTAGAGGGAGAATGTATAAGTGATTTGACAATATACAATAGGGTGTATACGAAGCATAAAAAGTTTACCCCACTTAATGAGGAATATTTACAATCTATTGTTGATGAGATTAACGAAATCAATACGGAGATAGATAGATACAATACATTGATTAATCAAACAGAGGCCGATATCCAAAATGCCAATAATGAGCTTATAGAGACAGAAGATGAGATAGCAGCAAAAACAAAAGAAGTACAAATTTACGAAGAAGAGTACATGAGGAAACTTGAAAATAGTTTAGATACGCGGGAGAAGATCTATACGAGCTGTGTGAATGCGATAAAAGACCAACTAAGTGTGATTAACAAGAAGATAAATAGCACAAATTCAAAATTGACGAAAAAGAATACATCTCTTAAAACCTATGAAGGCAAGAAGGAAGAATATAGAGAAAAATACTCTCAATATACGAAAAAAGGATATAAAGAAAAGGCAAAAGAAGCAAAAGAAAAAATTACAGAATATACTGCTAAAATATCTACACTCAAGACGGAAATTAGAACATTGAAAACGACATTGAACAGTCAAACGAAGGTGAAAGAGAAGCTGTTAAAGTATGAGGAAGACTTCTCAAGTGTAGAAGAAGTTACTAAGTATGATATAAGCAAGTTATTAACATTACTTAAAGATCAGGGGCTTGGAGTAATAGGCGATATTGTTACAGAGTATGAAGAAGCGAATAGTGAAATAGCTGAGTACGAAAAGACGATAGAAACGATTAAAAATAAGTATGATGAGATTTATAAACTGCATGCTCAAGTAGACTCGTTAAAAAATGAAGTGCAAACATACCAATTAAATAGCGAAGATTTTATAAAAATGATGGAAAAGCTTGGACAAGTATGTGAAACGAAAAAAGAACAGCTATATTTAGAAATACAAGATGATTTAAGAAAACAGGCTAATATGTATTTAAACAAGTACAAATACCCACAGGTATGCTATTCGGTTGAGTCGTTACCTTTTGAAGTTGAAATTGGGGATACGATAGAGGTTAAACATTCAAAGTTAGGGATAGATTTAGAAACAGAAGTTATTGTCGTTGAATACGACTGTATTTTGAGTAGAAATACAATGATTCAGTTTGGGAATACGACAAGTTCGATTGCAAAGATGAATGAGGCGTTACAAAATGCTACAAATGATGCAATTGCACGGAATCAACTATTAATGGAGAATGCATATTCGAATATGATGAGTGCGGTAGCAGGAATAGAAGGGTATGTTGCGGGGCTGACGAAGACTGAAATCAGGGATGATAACCTTGTAACGTATGAAAGCCAACTTTCGATTAATCAAAATAAAATATCGGCAAAAGTATCCAAAAGTGCAGTGGATAGTTTGGTACAAGCAAAAGTGGATATAGCAGCAGAACAAATCGCCTCTGAAGTAGTGAAATTAGCAAAAGAAGAAGTGGTTAAGGAAATAAGCGGAACATATGTACTTATGATAGTTCCATCAGATGGGTTGGTTGTAGACGATACACATACTAGTACTACATTGACAGCTGTATTACTTCAAAATAACGTGGATATTAGCAGCACAGTAGATGCTTCATGGTTTCAATGGAAAAGGAAAAGCACGGATGCACGTTCTGATATGGAATGGAATAGAACAGAGCATAAAGGAACATCGATTACTATAAGGAATACGGATTTTGATACACAGGGAACATTTATTTGTACTGTCACAGTGCCAAGGGAAGGATATTGGTGTGATAATAATGGTAATAGAATCTGCGATAGTAACGGGAATAGATTAGTTGTTTCTGTGCCTGAGACGGTAATCTCATGTAGTGTAGTTGTTTCGGAATCATTCGTTGGATATAAAACATTGATTAAACAAACTGCAGAAGATATTCTTTTGAAAACGTCTAGGGATGATGTAAACGCATTGATAAAGATATGGTATGACAATATTACAATTGCAGCGGAAAAAATAAATTTGAATGGTCTTGTAACGGCGAATAATTTCTTCAAGATTCTTGAAGATGGCTCTTTTGAAACGATAAAAGGGGTTTTAGCAAATTGGATTGTGAAAGGTAATACTATTGCAAGTAAAGACGGAAGTACGGTATTGAATGCAGAAGATGGATCGATTGTAATCAAAGAAACTGATACGAAATATATTAGAGTCCGGAAAGGAGTATTTACTAGTGTAGCAGGTAAGGATGTAACACAAATAGACGAGTTTGGGTATACCGGATTGTTTTATGATGGAAATGACTATTACCGTACAACGTTAGTAAAAGGGACAAAGAGTGTAAATGGATCGTTGAAGAAAACGCCAATGTTTAATATGGTTAAATACAAGTACAATGGACCAAATTCATACGAACAGAGTACGATTGCCAATGTGGACGCTTATAATGCTTCTTTTCTTCCAGCATATTCGAATACAACAACAACATCATCAAATATCGTAGTGGATTCTTCTGGAGCGTTAAAAAGGTCTACATCATCATCGAAGAGATACAAAGAAAGAATTGAGGATGTGTCCTATGAATGTATTAAGCCTGAGAAATTGTTAGACTTACCAGTCTATCAGTATTATTACAAAGAAGGATATATAACAGATCCTAATTGCTATTCAGGTATACAAATCGGATTTCTGGTAGAGGATGTAGATGAGATATATCCGATTGCAGTGGAAAGAGATAAGGAGGGTAATCCGGAAATGTGGAATGAGAAATATATAATTCCGGGAATGCTTGAGTTGATTAAAAAGCAGCAGAAACAGATTGAAGAACTAAACAAAAAATACGAAGACTTAGTAAGTATGAAGAAGGAGTGATGGTATGGCAGATATAAAGTTTCCGAGTGAGGTATCAAATGCTTCGCTAGCAAGTCTAACGGATACAACAAAGTTTGCGGCAGCAGTGGGAAGCTCGATGGCAAATATAAATCTAGGCGATGTTGTTCAATACACCAAGAATTCAATGATTAAGAATGGAATTGGAGTAGATTATTACATTAATAATTGTGTAACGGATCCGTTAAATATTGCTAATGGGAATGGATGGCATGGCTTGTGGTCAGATTATTCAGGAGCAGTCAAAGCCAATTTTCCTACAAGCGATACATTTATTGGAGTGATGGAGTTGAGATGTTTCAATGCCGATTGGCAACTAGTGAAAGCGATTAATCTTTTTACTGGAAAAGCATACTACAATATTTGTGTTAGCTTAAACTGGAGAGGTTGGTATGAAACATCAATATAGTGTGTAACTGAGAAGTATAAAATTCAAGAGTCGTAGAAATACGGCTCTTTTTATATACAAAAAAAGAGAAAGGAAGATGAAAATGGTTGAAAAGATGTTTAATCAAATAAGTATTGCTGCTGGGATTGTAGGTGGTTTGGTTGCTAGTTATTTAGGAGGATGGGATATGCTACTAAAGACAATTGTAATTCTGGCAATATTGGATTACGGAACAGGAGTTTTGAAAGGTATTTACAATAAAAAATTATCATCCGAGATTGGGTACAAAGGAATTATTAAAAAAGTAATGATGTTTGTAGTTATTTGTGCTGCGTATACCTTACAGGCGGCGATTAGTAAACAAGTGCCGTTACGAGAAGTCACTATAATGTTTTTTATTGCGAATGAGGGAATTAGTTTGCTAGAGAATGCATCGGAGCTGGTACCAGTACCAGTAAAGATAAAAGAAGTATTACTACAATTAAGAGATACAGAAAGGGAGAGTGAATAATATGAGATTAACAAACAAGGGATTGGTGGCACATTGTAAGGCGCTACTAGTATTATTAACGTGTTATGTGTACGGAACTTATGGGAAAATGCTTACTTCATCAATTGCGGAGAGTAAGGCAAAACAGTACCCAAAACAAAATACAGCGTCGCGGTTAAAGGTGTACTTACAACTTGCAAAACAAAAATGTTATGCAACGGATTGCGTTGGGGTGATCAAGTCGTATCTCTGGGGAGGTATTGACAAAATTAAGTATGTAGCAGCAACAGATAAGTCAGCAAACGGGATGTATAATGCTGCAAAGAAAAAAGGGAATGTAGATTATTCAAAGTACAAGCATGGGGTACCGGAGGTACCAGGAATAGCAGTACAGATGGATGGACATATCGGTGTATATATTGGGAATGGAAAAGTGATAGAATCTACACCAAACACAAAGTATGCGAAGCAGTCTCATAAAATGGGAGGTGTCTGCGAGACAAATATCAAGGATCGTAAATGGCTACACTACCTTTATATCCCTTATATTGATTACGTGGACTGCAATCCATATCCAGAGCCTACTAGAGAGTTATCTAGAGGGTGTAAAGGTGATGATGTTAAGTGGGCGCAGTATGCTGTAGGAGCAGAAGAAGATGGTAATTTTGGGCCAGATACGGAAGAAAAAGTGATTAAATTCCAAGAGGAACATCCGGAATTAAAAATCAAGCGATTAGGAACGGTTGGGAAAAAGACGATTGCAGCAATGAAATAGAAATAACAATAAGGCGCTAGGTTGATTTATAGGGCCTTCTATAAAGCTTTCTATAGAAAAAAGATAGTTGCACAAGAAATGTAATAGAATATAGAATATAATTGTATAGTGTAAAAAAATAGGATATAATAGAGAAAAACTAGTTGGGATGTGGTGGAGTGGAACAATTATCCGGGAAGGATATAACGAAGATGTAGACAAATACCGCCGTTCCAGAACAGATGGAA